ATGAAAATCGAGTTAGCCATTGATCGCATGAAGAAACTTCCTGATGGAGCCATACCTGCACTAGAGTCAGAACTGCTCAAAAGGCTCAGCAAGCAGTTTGATAATTGTCAGCTAACGATCAAGCGTGCCAGCAATGATGGTCTGAGTGTTTTCGGGGGCGACAAGAAAGAGGTTGAGCAAATCGTGCAGGAGACCTGGGAAAGCGCCGACGAGTGGTTTTATTAATCGCGTGAATTTCACTGGAGCAGTTTCAAAGAGTATCGCTGTTTGCGTTCCCCTGGCTGTTCCCGATTACTGTTTACCGCGTCAATAAGTCGCTCTGGGGGAAATAGTGTGTAGTGCAGATGCCTTTAATGCAGATGATCAGTGGTACGACGTGGTCAGAAGGGCCGATAAAGCAGTTATCTATAGCTTCCCGGCTGAGGGCAGATATCTGGTTTATCGAGTAAATGGAATAGTTTCATTACGACCGTTGCTCGAAGAGGAAGAAATATTCACTCTCAACGGGTTTATGCAATTTGCAAAACGACTGGGGTACCGAGTTACACCACCGTCTGATATTATTCTTTCATAGGCCTGAACAACCTATACCTGATGCGCCACGGAGAGAACCATGGCGCTAGAATTACAACTTATCAAACACCATTCAGGAATACTGATCCCGGCTACGCCCGAGACCAGCGATATCCTGCAATCCAAAACCCGGCTCGGCGATGTTCTTGTTGCCGAGTTCAGGCGGGTACGAAACCCGGCATTTCACCGGCGCTTTTTCGCGCTTCTCAATCTCGGTTTTGAATATTGGGAACCTACCGGCGGGGCGATTTCGTCTAATGAGCGCAGGCTTGTCACAGGTTACGCCAAATACCTTGCTGCATATGGCGGGAGTGAATCGGCGTTACTTGATGCCGCCGGGCAATATCTCGACCGTATAGCCGAGAAGCGATCCGGTTCAATCAGTATTTGCAAATCTTTCGATGCTTACCGGGCGTGGGTCATCGTAGAAGCAGGCCACTATGACGCCATACAGCTGCCGGACGGTACGCTGAAAAAACACCCTCGCAGCATTTCTTTCGCCAGCATGGACGAATGCGAATTCCAGGAACTGTACAAAGCATCGCTCGATGTTCTCTGGCGATGGATCCTCTCTCGTTCGTTCAACAGCCTGCAGGAAGCTGAGAACGCCGCCAACCAGCTTTTAAGTTTCGCGGGGTGATGCCGATGAAACGCTCATGGTTTCACCATCACGAATGCACAACGCAGCAGGCCGAAGAATTGGTAGCGAGATATCGTCAGCGGGGCGTTAAGGTCGAACGAAGCTTAAACCCTGACTTTATGACATGGACCGTCAGCGCGCAGCTGGTGGAGGACAAAAATCCGCCGCGGCCAGACTCCCGCTGGCGCAACAGGATGTGGGAGTGATTATGGCAAACCTTCGTAAAGCGGCCCGAGGCCGCGAATGCACAGTACGGATCCCCGGGTATTGCAATGGCAATCCGGAAACCAGTGTTCTGGCGCATTACCGCCTGGCGGGTACCTGCGGAACTGGATGCAAGCCGGACGATACTCAGGGAGCAATTGCCTGCAGTGCTTGCCACGATCTCATTGATGGCAGAAAGAAAAACACCGATTACACCCGCTACGAACTGCGCCTGATGCATGCGGAGGGGGTAATGCGCACCCTGGAAATCTGGCGGAAAGAGGGACTCATCAAATCATGAAAATCTACGATATCACGCCCATCGGCAAACCCAGGATGACCAGAGCTGATAAGTGGAAGCAGCGTCCGGAAGTAATACGTTACCGGGCGTTCTGTGATGAAGCTCGTCTGCGCAAAATTCACCTGCCAGATTCCGGCGCTCACGTCACGTTCGTCATGCCTATGCCGCAAAGCTGGAGTCAGAAAAAGAGAGCGCAATACGCAGGACGTCCACATCAGTCAAAGCCCGACTGCGACAATATGCTGAAAGCCCTAATGGACGCTCTCTATGAGGATGATTCACACGTCTGGGATTGCCGCATCACCAAAATATGGGGCGAGAAAGGGCAGATCATCATTGGGGAATCTCTATGACCCTCGATCACTTCATGCAGTACCAAACCGAGAGCGTTAAGCGCGCCAGTATGCCGCCAGTAGCAAAGCACAACCTGAACCAGACCAAACCAAAACAGCGAAAGAGGGCCGCAGCGTGAATCTTGAAAACACAGTGAAATACCACTTCGCAAAATCCACGCTGATTAGCGATTCTCCGCGTGCTACCGCCTCAGATTCACTGACCGGCACCGACATCATGGCAGCAATGGGCATGACCCAGGAACGTGCCGCTATGGGGTATAGCGCTTTCCTGGGCAAGATGGGCATAAGCAACAATGACCGGGATCGGGCTATAGGACTATTGGCTGAGTACGCGCTGACAAAATGCGATAAGGTTGCTGCGTTGCGAAAGCTCTCGCCAAGCGTAAAACCCCGGGTTATACGGATCCTCGCAGAGTACGCCTTTGAGGATTACTCCCGCAGTGCTTCCAGTAAAAAAACATGCGACTGCTGCAACGGGTCTGGATTCATCGACACAGTGGCGTTCACCAACAAAGTAACGTATCCGGACGGCAAACCGCCGAAGTGGGTCAAAGTTACAAAGGGGATCTATCCATCATACTGGGAGGAGGTGAAGTCGGTCCGGGAGCAGGTCCGGGTGCTTTGCCAAAAGTGCAAGGGAAAAGGGACTGTTAGCGCCGCCTGTAACGACTGCCACGGTCGGGGGAAGGTAGTGAACCAGGATGAGACGGAGAAGCAGGGAGTGCCTGTGATGGGTAACTGTAAACGCTGTGGCGGTCGCGGGTATGAGCGAATCCTCTCCACTGCTGTGCATAGGGCCATTTGCCAGATAACGGACGCCATCACTTTGGATACCTGGAAGAAATCGGTTAAACCGTTCTTCGATGTATTGATCACTAAATTCGATATAGAGGAGGCGTGGGCAGAGGCGCAACTCAAACAAATAACGCGGTGAGATATTTACTTTTCCCGAATTCGTGTTAATTTGTTCTAACGATGGGCATTGTATGTTCACCGTTGAAGAAAAAATTTAAAGCCTCGGCAAATGCCGGGGCTTTTTCGTATCTGCAATCCGGTCAGGGCTCTTGGGTTGAGATGTGCTGCACGACACATTAACGCCCATGCGCGAGAGCCCTGAACCAGATTGAAGTTACTCAGCAATAATAAAACTGCATGTCATCATTTGCTTACATCTTATTGACCATAAAATTAACATCTTGTTAATCTATTCGTGTGGTGAATCCCCCTATGCGGAGGGGCGTCCAGTCAGTTACAGAACCTGTAAATGCAGCGCGGGCCATGCCGACTGGGGCATGCTCACCGGGAGGCACCCGGCACCACGCAATGCTACTAAGCTATTTGGTAGTGGGGTTGCTGTTTCGGCTTCTCCAGCTATGTTTAAAAGGCAGTAACGGAAAAAGCGAGCGCTCTCCTGGTAAATCGGTAGCTCGGACTATTAGGTACGTCTCGATCCGGTACAGAATCAGTATTGCCTACCTTTCTGCCCGTTCCTCTGAGCGGGCTTTTTTTCGCCATGAATAAGGCTCCTCGGCAAGCTGAGGAACAAATCATTTGAGGCTGCGCTTATGCGCGGCCTTTTCTTTTTCCCCTCAATTCTGAGAGGATTCACAGCAATAGAGGGGGACCGATGTCCGAACCAATTACCGGCACAGGCTTAGCTGGTGGCGCTTTAACTGGGGCGAGTGTTTACGGGCTATTAACCGGTACAGACTACGGTGTTGTGTTCGGGGCATTTGCTGGTTCCGTCTTTTATATAGCGACAGCGGCCGATTTGAGCGCCCCACGACGGATGGCATATTTCGTTGTGTCCTATATCGCTGGAGTTCTGTGCTCCGGGCTGGTCGGTTCTAAGTTATCCGACCTGACCGGGTATAACGATAAGCCTCTGGATGCAATTGGTGCCGTAATCATTTCGGCATTGGCCGTAAAAATACTCACCTTCCTGAACAATCAGGATATTGGCTCGCTGGTGGCGCTAATAACGCGCCGGGGAGGTTCCGGTGGTACTAAATGATCCTACTGCAACCATCAATGCGCTGTTATGTGCTGGTGTCGTTGTTACGTTGATGTTCTATCGCCGCAGAGACTCACGTCATCGTAAGTGGGTGTCGCGGCTGGCATGGCTGATAACAGTGATATACAGCTCTGTGCCGTTGGCGTATCTGTGCGGCATCTATCCCTATTCATCATGGCCCACCATCGCGGCCAATATCATGATCCTTGTCGTGCTGCTGAGCGTAAGAGGCAATGTAGCGCGACTGGTTGATGTACTGAGGCACTAATGAATCAAACACAATTCCAGAAGGCGGCTGGTATTAGCGCCGGGTTAGCTGCGCGCTGGTTTCCGCATATTACAGCCGCGATGAAAGAGTTTGGCATCACTTCCGCTATCGACCAGGCAATGTTCATTGCTCAGTGCGGCCATGAAAGCCTCGGGTTTAACAGGGTAGTGGAGAATTTCAACTACAGCATCGCCGGGCTTGCTGATTTTGTTCGTTACGGCAGGTTAACGCAGGATCAGGCCAATTCCCTCGGGCGCAGCCAGTCGGAAACTGTGTTACCTCTGGAGCGTCAGCGGGCTATCGCCAACATTGTCTATAGCAAGCGGTTGGGTAACAGCAAGGCAACTGATGGATGGGTTTATAGAGGGCGCGGACTAATTCAAATAACCGGACTTTCTAATTACCGGGACTGCGGCAACGGGCTGAAGGTTGATCTGGTGGCACAGCCAGAATTACTGGAGCAGTCCTCTTACGCGGCCCGTAGTGCAGCGAGGTTCTATGTCTCAAAAGGTTGCTTGAAATATCCGGGTGATCTTGTCCGGATCACGCAGATTATCAACGGCGGACAAAACGGGATTAATAACCGGCGAGCCCGCTTCCTGAAAGCAAAATCGGTACTGGTGGTGTGATTATGGGAATCGAAGCTATCGCGGGGCTGGTGGTTGTCATCCTGGCTGCTATCGCTGGCGCATTCGGCATTGGTCATGCTCGCGGGACCAGTAAGGCGGAAGCCAAAGCCGAACAGCAGCGCGCCGAAGAAAACGCCGCTGCTACTGTCGCCGCGGCAGAACGCCGTGCTGAAGTCACAAAAGGGGCCAGTGATGTACAGGAAGACGTTAAGCGTATGGGCGATGACGATGTTGATCGCGAGCTGCGCCAAAGATTTACCCGCCCCGGTAGTCGTTGATACGGCCTGCAGCTGGGTGCGGATCATCTACCTGACCGACCACGATATCGACGTGCTGGATAAGCAGACCAAGCGCGACATTCTGGCGCACAACAAAGCAGTGCAGGCCAATTGCCCACAATCAACCGAAAAGGCTACGAAATGAGTGAAGCAAAACCGCAGGATGGCAGCACAGTAAAAGGCTACCGCACATTAACCGATGGCGACATTGAGCGAATGAACCGCCTTAAAGGCGTCAGCCGCCACTTCTGTAGTTTGCTTGATACCGAGCGAGGTGAATTGTTGGCTGTCCGTAATGGCCCGGCAATGTTAAGCGCTGAGCAGGCTCGGGAGATTGATGAAGCTATGCGTAGCTTGGCACTCGCGCGCACCAAAATGCAGGAAGCCTGTATGTGGGCATGCCGTGCAGTTGCCCGGCCAGATGCTGACTGTTAACCCCTCTAAGGGCTAAATCAGCCTTCATCCCCACATGAGGATGTTACAGAAGTTACTAACTGAGTGGCTTCGATAATGCTATAGTTCACCAGAAAAAGATGATTGTATGGAGGCATGAGATACTGCTCCTTTTTAGCACATAAGGGTTATGTTAGTGGTGAATGTGGCTATTAACAGTGGGATATGTAGTTATTTATTTTTATTTCTGACTATGTGGCCAGTTTTTATAACGCTGTGTCTAGGGATGTCTATAGCATTTTACGGAGTGTTAATGAAGAAAACTGCACTTGGCTGGCTACTTGCCGCTTTATTTTTTGGAATTATTGGAGGGCTGTGTGGGTATTAACTCACTGACGCTGAGGTTTCTTTTCGAAGTCTTCAAGGATGTATTGCTGCCGTTATCCATCGAATGCATGTATGCTGATAACGATTTTTAAAGAAAAAGGAATGGATGATGAATACCCATAAGCTTCTGGATACATACATGTTAGTTGGTGCCGGTCTTTCTCGCGTCAAATATGAGATTTTTTCAGGAGATGAAGGATCATATGCGTTTATTACGATTTACGCATATGAGCCTCATTTCCATGTTAGGGGTTATGATTCCTTAAAGTTAGATGAAGCTGTTGATATCAAAGAGCAGATCGAAGGGCATTTTGCTGAGAAATATCAGTAGCCAATATCAGTTGTGTGAATCTACAGCCCTGCTTATGCGGGGCTTTTTATTGCCAGAAGCAGGAGAAGAAGCATGTTAACAGTAAAAGTGATGTCACCAGATGGTGGTGAAGAAATCCATTGCGGCCTGAGCATTGGTTTCAATCCCAACCAGCAGAGTATCTCAGTGTCGGGAATGGACCAGAACGTTTTCCTGAAGCAGGGAGAAGTGGCGTACGTGATGAACGCAAACGGAAAGACCATTTCCCGTTACGAGCACTTGACCTGACAATAAGCAGCACTGGCGCCCTTCATTGAAGGGCATCAATAATGATAAACCGAAGCATCTGCCTTAAGTGTTATAAAAAACCCCGTGGAGGAAATCCCAAAGCTACGGGGTGCTGTACAGCCAGCCAATGACTGATTGTAGCCACGAAGTTGGTTTATTTTCTACTGGTTGAGAATAAAACTGAGAGCCAGGAAGGCTTGAGAGTGGCTCATCCCTGAGCTCACGGGTAGAACGACCGACTTTGTCATGGCAGAGCAAAGTCATCAGTTAGTTTAGGTAACATTTCGGATATAACAAGCGTAGCGGGGTATTCCTACGAATGGAGCACCGCAGCTAAAGCGTTACAGGAACCATTCTTCAGAGTGGCTTCGATAATGCTCCCCACATCGCACAGAGGTAAGACATGGCAGACATCACCGCATCCGAACAAATCCGCCTGGATATCATCAAGAAAGTGAATTACGACACAGCAGCGGCCAAGCTGGCCATTGACTGGGTAGGTGACAGCTATCTGAAGTCTGAGCTATTCGCTGATTCCTTTGATCGTGTTTTCACAGAAAGTGAGATTGTCTCGAAGACCCGTAAGGCAATCCAGGAAGCGACCGAAGCGCTGGCGCTGTTTGATACCGGCGCTAAGCAGGCCAGCTAAGGCATTACAGTCGGTGCCTATGGAAGTGTCGTTCTCGTTCAGGAAAGGAAATATTGACTGATACCACCTGATACGAATAGGCCCTTTTCAGGGCCTACGGTAATTAACGTAAATCCGGGCCATGTGAGAATCCGCCGCCAGGACCACCACCATGTCCGCCGCCTGGGCCTCCCGGAGGTAAAATGCATCCTGAAAGAGACAGTGCACCACAGATCACAAAAACAGCAAGCATAATTCTTTTCATAATAACTCCTGAACTAAAGAGCCTTAATTCCAAAACATAAAAGTGAATATTTTATGGAGAATCAGTAATTCCTTTTTCTCCCTCACGTTAAATAGGAATAATCCATGGCAAAACCGGACTGGGGCGAGCTTCAGCGACGGTTCCTGTCCGATCATGCCGCAACCGGCGTATCACCGAAGGATTGGTGTGAAGCGCAGGGACTGAATTACGCTACTGCCCGCCGATACATCAAGAAACCCACTGCGCAAACTGCGCAAAAACCTGCGCAGAAGAAACTGCGCACTGCGCAAAAGGAAAAGTGCGCAGAAGAGCTGGTGGATGATGATGGCCTCACCGATCAGCAACGTTTATTTGTCGCAGAATACCTGAAGGACCACAACGCCACGCAGGCCGCTATCCGTGCCGGGTACAGCAAGAAGACTGCTGAACAAATTGGCTATCAGCTGCTTCAGAAAACTTCAGTTGCGCAGGCCATTGCGCAGCAGCAGAAAGCATCCATTGTGCGCACGCTTGGCAGCGCTGATGAAGTGCTTGAGCAGATGTGGCGGCTGGCAACATTCGACGCCAACCAACTTTCTCAGTATCGCCGCGGGAGCTGCCGTTACTGCTGGGGCTTCGGTCACCAGTATCAATGGCGCGATGCGGTTGAGTTCGAAGAGAAGCTGGCTGAGGCTTTAGCGAAGAAAGGGAAAGAGCCAAACGACAGAGGCGGCTACGGTTACGACCATACCAGCTCGCCTAACCCGAAATGTCCTCGCTGTAATGGTGATGGCATCGGCCAGCCTTTCTTCGCCGATACGCGCAAGCTGGCGCCTGATGCTGCACTTGCCTATTCCGGCGTTAAGCTCGGAAAGAACGGTGTGGAGATAACCGCTATCAGCCGCGAACGAATGTTCGAGGCGGTGATGAAGCGTCTCGGACTGGCTGATAGTGAATTCGCCCAGCGTCTACAGCAGATTGAAATCGAGCGCCGGCAACTGGAGATCGACCAGCTTCGACAGGAGATAGCCCTGGATAAAAACCCGACGGGATTTGAAGAGGATTATCAACTTCAGCCAATAACTCCCGATGAGGAACCTCCAGATGATCCAATCCTCTAGCAGCGATGCTGTCAGCCTGACACCGAAACAGGCAAATATTTACGTCTGGGGATGGCAGCGCTCAGCGCGTTTCAGGGATGCTGTATGCGGTCGCCGGTTTGGCAAAACATTCCTGGGCAAAGCGGAAATGCGCAGGGCTGCCAGACTGGCGCAGAAATGGAAAGTCAGTGTAGAGGATGAAATCTGGTATTGCGCACCCACACAAAAACAGGCAAAGCGTGTTTTCTGGCGAAGGCTGAAACAATCCATACCTCCACACTGGCGGGCATCGAAGCCGAACGAGACAGAATTATCCATCACTCTTAAAAGCGGACACATAATGCGATGCGTCGGGTTGAATAACTACGATGATTTGCGTGGGTCTGGCTTATTTTTCGTGCTGGTGGATGAATGGGCTGATTGCCCGTATGCAGCATGGGAGGAAGTATTGCGCCCGATGCTGTCGACTTGTCGGTATATCGTAAATGGTGTGCAGTTTATAGGTGGACATGCTCTCCGGATTGGCACACCCAAGGGATTTAACCATTGCTATGATTCATGGCTTGCCGGACAGGACAACCGAGAGCCTGACCATAAAAGCTGGCTTTATACTTCGGTGGATGGTGGAAATGTTCCGCCAGAAGAACTGGAAGCAGCTCGCCGGCGAATGGATCCCAGAACGTTCAGGCAGGAATATGAAGCTTCGTTCGAAAACTATCAGGGCGTTGTCTATTACTGCTTTGATCGCCGTAAAAATCATACTGATGAAACCGTTAAACCAGGTGAAGCGCTGCATATCGGTATGGACTTTAACGTTGGGAAAATGGCGGCAGTGGTTTATGTTCTGCGTGATGGGCTTCCCCGGGCGGTAGATGAGTTCATGGATGTATTTGATACTCCGGCAATGATTGAAGCGATTAAGACGCGGTACGAGGAAGGGAAGCACACAATCAATATCTATCCCGATGCTTCAGGTAAAAACAGGAAGTCCAGTAACGCCAGCGAGTCGGATATTTCTCTGCTCTATGATGCTGGATTCTCTGTGCTGGTTAATGACAGCAACCCGGCAGTAAGGGACCGAATAAACGCTGTCAACTCAATGCTGTGCAATACCTACGGCGAGCGCAGGATGATGGTTAACACGGTAACTTGCCCGAAATTCACTCAGTGCCTAGAGCGACAGGTCTATAACGATAAAGGCGAGCCAGATAAGAAAGGCGGCTTTGACCACGGCAATGATGGCGGTGGTTATCCAATCGTGTACCTGTTCCCTGTCAACGCTACAGCGTTCGATATCACCCTCGATACGACATTCTGATATGGCCAATAATGATATTACTTACGTCCGCCCTGAGGTCAGGGCGGCGATGCCCGTGTGGAAAAAAATTCGTGACGTGTGCAAAGGGGCTGATGCTGTAAAGGCTGCAGGAAACGAATACCTCCCTTTTCTGGATCCGTCCGATAAGTCTGCACGCAATAAAAAGCGCAATGCCGATTACATTCAGCGCGCCGTTTTCTACGCGATAACGGGCAATACAAAAGTGGGTTTGCTGGGGCTGGCATTCCGAAAAGACCCTACCATGACCGCGCCGGATAAGCTGAATTATCTTCGTGATAACGCCGATGGTGCTGGTGCCAGTATCTATCAGCAGTCCCAGCAGGTTACAGAAAATATTCTGGAAGCCGCGCGCGAGGGGCTGTATACGGATTATGCGGCTGGGACTGATGAGGCGATCATACTTCGTTATCAGGCGGAAAGCATCATTAACTGGCGCACCAAACGCATCAATGGACGTGATCAACTGGTGCTGGTGGTTTTACGCGAATGCATGGAAAAGGAAGATGGTTTTGCGTACGAGGATGAAATCCAGTATCGCGAACTGGCTCTGGAGAACGGAAAGTTTGTCTGCCGGGTATGGCGAAAGTCAGCTGACGCAGGCTCTTTTTCCGTCGCTTCCGAGTATCATCCTAAGCCAAAAGGTGAGGATTTCTGGGATGAGATCCCCTTTACCTTCGTTGGTGCGCAGAATAATGATCCCACCATCGACGAGTCGCCTTTAGCCCCCCTCGTTGAAATTAACCTTGGCCATTATCGTAATTCGGCAGATTACGAAGACAGCGTATTTTTCTGCGGTCAGGTTCAGCCGGTGATTTCCGGTCTTGATACCGCCTGGCGTGACTGGCTGCAGGATAAGGGAATTCGTGTCGGTTCTCGTTCTCCATTTCTGCTGCCGAAGGAGGGGCGTTTTACCTATGCTCAGGCGCAACCAAACACCCTGGCTAAAGAGGCGATGGACAGTAAGCGTGATTATTCTGTTCAGCTTGGCGCCCGGCTTATCGAGCAGAACGGCGCGGTTAAAACCGCCACGCAATCCAGCGGCGAGCAAACCGCATCCACATCGGTGCTCGGCATTTGCGTTTCCAATGTCTCGGAGGCCTATACGCTGGCGCTCGGCTGGTGCGCCAGATATCTCGGCATAAAAGGCGAGGAATACCGTTACAGCATCAATCAGGAGTTTATCGCCAAAGTCGCTGAATCCGGCATGGTAACGGCAATCGTCAATGCCTGGCAGTCCGGTGCGATTCGCGACACGGATATGGTCAGAGCTCTGCAGAGGCTTGACCTGATAGATCCCGCTGACGACCCTGTAACTGTCATTGACGCTATTCGTAACGGCTCGCCTAACCTGATTGGTGGCAATAATGGCAACGGCGAATGACAAACTACGGGATGAATCCTTAGCCCACGCTATATGGGTTAGTCGCTATAGCACCGGCGTTGCCAACAGGATGATAAAAGTTCTGAATGACAGCGACGCCGAACTTACCGCAAGGTTGCTGGTGGCTATTGATACGCTGGACGCTGAGAGCTTTACCGTTTCTAGGCTGGACGCGTTACTGGTCAGTGTCAGGGCCATAAACAAGGATGCCATACAGTCCATGTATGCAGCCCTCTCTACCGAGCTGCAGGAGCTGGCGAAGCATGAGGCCAGTTTTCAGATGAGCCTCTTCCAGTTTGCTATTCCCGACGATGTTCTAGCTATTCATCCGCTGGTGGGTATCTCCCCGGATGCGGTTTATGCCGCGGCGATGGGGCGTCCATTTCAGGGGCGGTTGCTAAGCGAATGGGCCAGCAACCTCGAAGCTGATCGTATGGCGCGCATATCCAATACGGTGCGGCAGGGTTTTCTCCTGGGCGATACGCATGAGCAGATCGCCAAAAAGGTTCGTGGCCATGCTAACCGCGGCTACCAGGATGGTGCGTTTCAGATGAGCCGGGCCAATGCAGCCAGCATAGCGAAAACGGCAGTAGGGCATCTTGCATCGACAGCAAGACAAAGCTTTGCTGCGGCGAACGACGACATTCTGAAGGGTAAGCAGTGGTTATCCACTTTGGATAACCGGACATCAAAGGATTGTCGGATCCGCGACCGCCTCAAGTACACGCTGGATAACAAACCGATAGGGCACAAGGTGCCTTATTTGCAGGGACCGGGGAAAATCCACTTTTGCTGTCGTAGCACCGAAACATACATACTGAAATCGTCCGAGGAATTGGGTATCAAAGTCGGCGAAATCAAGGACAGCTCGCGCGCCAGTATGGATGGACAGATTCCGGCTGATACGACTTACCAGGACTGGTTCTCCCGGCAGTCGTTCACGCGACAAGCTGAGATTGTCGGAGAAACACGCGCCAGGCTGATTCGTGATGGCGGCATGTCTCCCGATGAGTTCTACAACGACAGGGGCGAGTGGCTGACGCTGGACCAGTTGCGCTCAAAGGATGAGCAGGCATTCAGAAACGCCAGGCTTTAACTAACATATCTTATTCAATCAGGCTGCCTTCGGGCGGCCTTTTTTATTGGGCCAGGCCCACAGTAACTATCCCAAGGGGACAACATGCTTATTCGTAACATGCTCATTAAATATTATTCGGCAGCTGGTGGTGAAGGTGGTGATGGCGGTGGCTCCGGTAGTGGTGCGCCCGAGATTACGCCGGAAATCCAAAAGCTGATCGATGAGCAGGTCAGTGCTCAGGTTTCAGGCCTGAAAAATAAAAATAGTGAGTTACTCGGTAAGCTCAAAGAGTCCACTGAGTCGCTTAAGCGTTTTGAAGGTATCGATCCTGACGGGGTGAAAACTATTCTCCAGCGTTTCTCTGATGATGAAGAGGCGCAACTGATCGCCGCCGGGAAAATTGACGAGGTACTGGATAAACGCACTGAGCGGCTACGTGCTGATGTTGATAAGCAAATCAAAGCCGCTAATGAACGCGCTGAAAAGGCGGAAGCGTTCTCCAACAAATTCCGTGATCGTGTCCTGGGTGATGCTATCCGCAGCGCAGCGCTTAAGGCTGGCGCGCTGCCAGAAGCATCCGACGATCTGATTCTTCGTGCTAAAGGCACATTCCAGCTCAACGACGAAGGCGAGGCCGTAGCAGTTGATGCAAATGGCGATGTTCTGTTCGGTAAAGACGGAAAAACTCCGCTCACCCCGGTTGAGTGGGCTGAATCTCTGAAAGAGACGGCCCCGCACCTGTTCCCGCGCGCCGAAGGCTCTGGGGCTGGTGGTCATAAACCCGGTGGCGGTGGCGGTAGTCTGAAACGTTCAGAAATGAGCTCAAGCGACAAAGCGGACTACATCCGCAAACATGGCCAGCAGGCCTATCTCAAATTGCCTAAGTAAGGACTAATCAATGCCTACGACCGTAAACAGTGACCTGATTATCTATGACGACCTCGCGCAGACTGCGTTTCTTGAGCGTCGCCAGGATAATCTGGAAGTCTTCAACGCCGCTTCAAACGGCGCAATCATTCTCGACAACGAACTGATCGAGGGTGATTTTCGCAAGCGCACCTTCTATAAAGTTGGTGGTTCTATCGAATCGCGCAACGTTAACTCTACCGACCCGGTAACGGGTAAAAAAATCGGTGCTGGCGAATCTGTCAGCGTCAAGGCGCCGTGGAAATACGGCCCGTATGAAACCACGGAGGAAGCGTTTAAACGTCGGGGTCGCGACGTTAGCGAATTCTCCGAGGTGATCGGCGTCGACGTCGCTGATGCAACGCTTGAAGGTTATATCAAGTATGCCCTACAGGGTCTTGTTGCAGCCATTGGCGCAAATGCTGACATGACGGTATCCGCGGATATTGCCACTGATGGTAAGAAAACGCTGACCCGTGGCCTGCGTAAATACGGCGATAAATTTAACCGTGTTGCGCTGTTCGTTATGCATTCCACGACCTATTTCGACATTGTTGATCAGGCTATCGACAACAAAATTTACGAAGAAGCTGGCGTGGTGGTTTATGGCGGACAGCCAGGCACGTTGGGTAAACCGGTGCTGGTAACTGACACCATGCCAGTTGATGCGATTCTGGGGCTGGTGGCCGGCGCGGTATCCGTAACGGAATCACAGGCTCCGGGCTTCCGTTCCTACGATATCAACGACCAGGAAAACCTTGCCATTGGCTATCGCGCAGAGGGTACGGTTAACGTTGAACTGCTGGGTTACAGCTGGGATGAGACGAAGGGCGCTAACCCTGACCTGACCAAAATCGGCACCGGCGCGAACTGGAAGAAACATTTCACCAGTAACAAATCCACTGCAGGCGTACTGATTAAGCTGGAAGCCCCTGCGGGGGAGTAACCCTGTCAGTGGATAAAACTTCCGCAACTGCTGACAGTACCGACGCGGTGACCGTTTCGCTCAAGTACACCAGAAATGGTGCAGGAGTCTCCGGGGCATCTGTGGCGTGGACGTCTACAGGCGGCACACTCAGTGCTTCGACGTCACAGACAGGGTCTGCTGGTGGCTCGACGGTGAAACTCACCTCTGCTACGGCCGGCTCCTTCACGGTGACGGCTACCGTTGACGGCGTGGTGAAAACAACTGAAGCGATCGCGTTCACTGCTCCTGCGGGTGGTTAACCGACGGGGCGAAAGCCCCGTTTCTTTTGGTGAGGATCCGATGACCGTTTATATAACAATCCAGGACGTTGACGAGTTGCTGGGGGATACCTGGGCTGCCGCCGACAAAAAGGGTAAAGCCGTGCTCCAGGCAAACACCTGGATGACGGCGCTTAACCTTCAGGATATCGACGCGGAGCATATTCCTGAAGAAGTTAAGCAAGCCGGAGCGTTTATCGCTTCCGTAGCCGCTGCAGGCAATCTGTATCAGCAAAAAACAGATTCCGGCGTGGTGACGAGCAAAAGTGTTGAGGCCGACGATGTGAAGGTTTCCCGCACTTTTGCCGAGCTTTCAACCACCAGCACTGAATTACTCGATCCTGATTTGCAGCTGGCGCTGGATATGCTCAAACCGTGGATGATTAACCCTTTCCATACGTTCTTTGTGAGGGCGTGATATGTCCGATTTGAAGGTGGTCCCATTTCAAAAGCCCAGCCATCACAATCTCGATAACGACCAGGTTATTCGCCTGCTGAAACAGGCTCTGGAGAGAGCCGAAAACGGCGGCTGCCACAGTGTCGCAGTGATACTGCTTGATGATGAGGGTAACGCGATTGATTGCTGGCATAACGGTGGACGCCCCTATGTGATGGTTGGCGCAATGGAGTCGCTTAAAACCGACTTTATCCATGCTCATATTGAGCGGCGGTAAGGGGGTAACATGCAAAATCCATATGTGCATTATGCCGGCGACGGGCTCGGTCCCCGCGATGTGTTTGTGAATGGAAACCCGATCAGACATGTCGTTTACGCAAACCAGGCAAAGGGTGTTGTAGAGTTTGCTCCGCTCCCGCTGCGGGTTAAGCGCAATGGCGAAATTTATACCCGCAAACTCCACGGTACAGTGATCGTTAAACCTCAGCAGCGTATTGGTGGGTGCAATGGGCATTCGTGACGAGCTGCAAACCGAAGTCGCCGCGGCATTCGATACCGACCTGCAGGATGCCGTTAAGGATTTCACTGGGTCATATACCGTTCGGGGTGCCTGGGACCCGGTGACGGAAACCGGCACTGAAACGCAGGTGACTTACTCGGGGCGTGGAGTGCTGGCGCGCTATAAGCTGCGCCGTATCGATGGCGTTAACATTCTGCATGGTGATGTGAAGCTAACCGCCCTGGTTAACGAGGTGACTGATAAGCCGGCCGTCGGGCATATCATCACCGCACCGGATCCGGTTACGGGTGAGCTTCAGCGTTACGACATCATAACCGCTTCTGCCGACTCTGCTGGCGCTGCGTACTCCATTCAACTGCGGAGGGCGTGATATGGCTAAGGGCTGGAACATTGACCCGGCGGCATTCGCCGGGCTGGTGGCAGAAGATGTCAAACTACGCCAGCGGGCAATCGCCATTCAGTTGCTGAATGAAATCGTTCAGCGGTCGCCGGTAGGAAACCCGGAGCTGTGGGCCATTAACGCGACCGCGGTTCAGTACAACAAAGCTGTTGGGGAATGGAACGAATCTCTTTATGCCGATCCTGCCAACCTGACAAAGACAGGCCGTCTCAGAAAGAAAGTCCGTGTTAATGACAGCATGGATATCAGGCGGCCGGCTGAGTATCGAGCAGGAACCTTCAGGGCATCGCATTTTGTCAGCATCGGCGAACCTAATCATTCCGTCCCGACCGAACCGGATCCGCGCGGGACAATGACGTTTCTTAATGGCAAAAATATTATTGACCAGGCGCCAGCCTACTCGGTGATTTACATCCAGTCGAACCTGCCTTACTCCGTGCCTCTGGAGAATGGCCACTCAACACAGGCGCCGACAGGCGTCTATGCCGTCTCGTTTAATGGTGTAATTCAGGCCAACAAATGACCCTTACAGAAATCAGAAACGCTGTCATTTCCCGAATGGCGGCACAGACCGCTATTGCCTCTGATGCGGTGGATTATCCCAATGGCCCAGTATTTGACCCCAGTAACCGCGATATCTGGGCCCGACTAACCAACATTGCTGGGCAGGCTGGTGCAACAGAGATCGGGGACGGGCCGGTAGTCCACAGGACGGGCTTACTCATCATTCAGCTGTTTGTTCCGGTCGGTTCCGGGACGTTGCTTATCTCCCGAACGGCCGACCAGCTAACGGAGCTATTCGAGTTTAAGGACGACGGAAAGCTGAGTTATTTCGCTGTTTCTGCTGTGCCGGCGGGTGAGACCGATGGCTGGTTACAGCTCAATCTTCAAATTCCTTATCGCGCTCTGTAGCGCACAAAAAACAGGAGGCTCCTGTGAGCTCAGGTGCAAAAGTAGTAGCCGCGTTTATTCGCGAGACAACGCCAGGAATCACGCCAACAGCAGGGGCGTGGAACCTGCTGCGCCGTTCTTCATTTGGTCTGAAACCAACGCAGAACACCAACGACAATGACGAAATCGCTGGTGACCGTATGGCGCAGGGTGTTTCACGCGGCACAGTGGATGTCGGCGGCGATGTCGGCACACGGTTTCGCTGGAACCAGCATGATGATTTTCTTGCCAGCTGCTTCGGTTCCGAATGGGTAAATAACGTACTGACGATGGGTAACGGTCGCATTACGTTCTCAGTGGCGACTTTTGCCAGTGATGTGGGGATTGCCCAGATTGCCCGCGGTTGCCAGGTTGGCACCTTCCAGATGGAAATCCCGGCCGATGGTGATATCACTGCAACCATTACGTTTGCTGGGCTGGACTGGGAGACGAAAGGGGACGATACCAGCTATTTCACCGCGCCGGTGGATTTAGCGGGGGCGCTGCGTTACTCCTTCAAAGAGGTCACGAACATCCGGCTAAATGGTGTTGATGGCGGGACAGGCTTCTGTGTCGACACCTTTAACATTCAGTTCAACAACAATATGCAGACTCAGCGCTGCATCGGTACCGGTTCGGCATTCGCCGGCGCAAACATTCCGACAACCTTTACCCCGTCAGGTCAAATCACGCTGTCATGGTCAAAGGCTGCCTGGGAGGTTTACAAAAAAACGTTCACCGGCGAAACGGTGCCGTTTAGCTTCACGCTGGAGAATGCTGAAGGCGCCTATACCTTCGATTTCCCGGAAGTGCAGATCTCTGGCGACTGGCCGGATGCGGGGAGCACTGACATTGTTCAGGTTCAGCTGGATATCACCGCGGCCAATACTCCGCCAACTATCACCCGCGTTCCCAAAGTGCCGGCGACGGCAATCAGTGTTGCGCCAGCCACTTCAACTGGGGCCGTGGGATCTACTGTGACGTTAACCGCCACGCTTACGCCAGCTGATTCAACTGATACCGTCCAGTGGACGTCATCGGATCCGACTATCGCCAGCGTGGTTTCTACCGGGCAGAAAACAGCGAAAGTCACACGTAACGCAGCCGGTACTGCAACCATCACCGGTAAGGCCCGCACCTTTACCGCAACGTCTGAAATCACCGTTACCGCGCCTTAATTTACCTGGCCCGTTCTGCAGTCATCGCGGATCGGGCTTTTTTGGGAGTCTTTATGCTGATTATTTCTTCTCAAATTGATTTGAACGGAGAACGCTGGTTTTTCCCTTACAAAAAGCCAGCAGGAAGTAAAAAGAAATTCACGCCGGAAGACGAAGCGCTGTTTAAACTCCGTCTGCTGGTGGCCAGTAGCGAGAATCCACAATACCGCTCACGCAATGCGCTGGTGCGGCGCCATATCGACAAAATGGACGCGAGCTACCAGGTCGGTACGGATGCTTTCGATCTCGCCAGTGTGGGCGAGATTGACTCGGTTGATGATCTTCTCATCGACAATTGCGCGCGCTTTCTTCTGAAAGACTGGGAAGGCGTGGGGGAGCTGGTGGATGGTACGGAGACGGCCGTAGCGTATACACCGGAGCGTGGTGTTGCGTTACTGAAGCAAAACCCCTCTCTGTACTGGCTTATTCTGGCTGAGGCGGCGAACATTGCTCGGGGTAAGGAGCAGCAGACTCAGGAAACCGTAAAAAAGCCATAGAGGCCCAAAAGTGGCTAAAGGAATTCGCCGGCGAACAGGGTGACAAAGCAAAGTGGCGCAGGGAGAAACTAAATCTCCCGCCCATTCCAGAGCCCGAAATCGATGCAGTCACTGGGGAGATCCTCAACGCTTACGCTATGATATCGCGCGGCAGGAAGTATGCCGGAATGGCCGGAGTGCCACTCCCTCTATCCCTGAACGATATTGAGCTTTATCTGGCATCACGCACCATCCTGATCGACCGCATTGAGTTTGACGCAGCGATACTGGCTCTCGATGATGCCTGGAGGGCTGAGTGGGCTGAAGAGCAGAAAAGACAGGTAAAAGTGAAGTAGTCATATCATTGTCTACATCTATTCCTGTGCTAACCTGTGTGCAAATGTTAATGATGGGGATAGGGATGTGGAACTAATCATAATTTGTGCAATTATTGGGTGCATACCAGCGGCGATAGCGAGCAGTAAAGGGCGCTCGTTTTTTGCTTGGTGGTTATACGGAGCGCTTCTCTTCATCGTAGCTCTAATTCACTCACTGGTAATCAAGAAGGACATTCGCGCCCTGGAACAGAGCCAGCTTGATAGTGGGCTGGTTAAATGTCCATATTGTGCAGAAATGATTAAGCCTGAAGCCATAAAGTGTAAGCACTGCGGAAGTGATGTTAAAGAAGCGATAGAAGTTGCTAGGCTCAAAAATTTTAAGCCGAGCGACATCCCATTTGATGCATTTTTCATCAGGAAAAAGGTAGGCTTTGATGTTAATGAAGAGGCGGTAACTAACTTGGTATCACGCTTGAAACAAGCTAATCCTGAATTAGGCCCCGAGAGCATCAAAGAAAAATATATTATGCAAATTGATGAGTTGGTAAATCAGCTACCTAGTGGAATTCGTGATGAATTCATACGAACTTATAATGCAAAGCTTTGATAACTGAGCCCACTATTTTGTGGGTTTTTATTGCTGCCCCCATAACATGAACCTCGCTCCGGCGGGGTTTTTTATTGCCCGGAGATCGCCAAATGACAGAACAAACTTCCCGCTTGGCCATTGTTATAGATAGCTCTGGGGCAGAAAAACAGGCTGACAGCCTTGCAGTTGCGCTTGATAAGATGACTCAGTCTGGTGATAAAGCCGTAACCAGCATGTTCAAAGTGACAAAAGCGACTGACGAGGAAAAGGATGCGCTCAATAAATTGCGAGCAGTCATTGATCCGGTTGGTGCTGCAATTGATACGGTTGGCCGCCGCTTTAGTGAGCTGAAAAAATACTTCGACAAGGGGCTAATTGACGAGGAAGAGTTTCGCACTCTCTCCAAAATGCTGAATGATACGACCGATGAGTTAAGCGGCGTTGCACAAGCTCAACGAGAAGCAGAGAAGGCCAGCAAACTGGCTGCTGTGCAGCAGGAAGCGCAGGCTGATGCATTCCAGAGAATGCTCGATAAAATCGATCCTCTGGCAGCTGCGCTTCGCAATCTCGAACAACAACAAAGTGAACTGAATGCTGCCTTTAAATCGGGTGCAATTAATACTTCCCAATATGATGCATACAGTAAAAAACTGCAGGAGACTCGTCGGGAAGTAACCGGCGAAGCACAAGCCGAGCGCGAGGCAGCCAAGGCCCACGACGAGCAGGTTGCCGCATTGCGTCGCCTTGAGGCCCAAATAGATCCCGTAGGTGAAGCATTCCGTCGCCTGAACGAGCAACAGCGCCAGCTTGATACAGCCAAAACATCCGGGATGCTTTCGCCCCTGGCTTACGATCGCCTCAACAGCAAACTTGCAGAATCCCGCGATGCCCTGGAGAAAACCCAAGCGCAATTGGGTAAAACAGGCCAATCTGCAGCTCAGACTGCCAATGCTATGCGCATGATCCCTGCTCAAATGACAGATATTATTGTCGGCTTATCTACAGGTCAGTCGCCATTCATGGTGCTCATGCAGCAGGGGGGGCAGTTGAAAGATATGTTCGGCGGTATTGGCCCCGCGATTAAAGGTGTTAGCGGGTATGTGCTGGGGTTGATTAACCCTGTCACTCTGGCTGCCGCGGCTGTTGGTGTTCTTGGTCTGGCCTATTACAAAGGCTCACAGGAGCAGGACGATTTCTACAAGTCGCTAACCCTTGGCGGTAATCTGGTTGGTAAAACCTCCGGGCAACTGGCAGATATGGCTGCCCGTGTATCGGTCGCAGCTAACACCACAACCGGTGCAGCAGCTTCAACGCTGAATCAGTTGGTGTCATCCGGTAAAGTAGCTGGCGATTCTCTGGAGCGCGTGACAACCGCCATTGTTAAGATCAGCGATGCGACGGGTATTGCTACAGAAAAGCTGGTGAGCGACTTCAACGATATTGCTGCTGATCCAGTAGCGGCTATAACCAAACTTAACGACCAGTACCACTTTCTCACACTGGCAACCTACAACCAGATTAAAGCGCTACAGGATGAAGGTAATCAACAGGATGCTGCACGGGTGGCTACTGATGCTTACGCCAATGCCATGCAGCAGCGTGCGAATGATATTCATCAGAATCTTGGTCTTCTTGAAAGTGCATGGGACTCGCTGGGTAAAACGGCCAAAGGCGCCTGGGATGCGATGCTCAACATTGGGCGTGAACAAACACTAACGGATAAACTTGCCACCTTAAACGAAAGTATTGCTGAAGCCCAAAAGGGGCAAAAAGATGGTGGGTTCTGGAACAGTTTTAGCGCGAGGTTTACCAACCTCCCGGAGATGATAAAACAGAGAGATTTGCTTGAATCAGTTGCCAATCTTCAGGGGGATGTAACCAAAGGACAGGCGAAGGCTAAGGAAGCCGAACAGCAAAGAATTAAAACGCAGCAGGAAGCAGATCGCGTTAACCAGCAATATCTGAGCAATGCGGATAAGCGCAATAAAGCTATTAAGCAGCAGAGCGAATTCCTGAAGGCAGGTGCAATTACTGCTGAGCAATACTCAAAAAACGTCTCACGTATTAACGAGCTGTACAAAGACCCGAAATCACCCAAGACGCCAAAGGGTAAAGCATATACCGAGGACGCAGCAACCCGGCTGCTTGATCAGATAAACCAGCAGACTGCTGCCATGCAGTCCCAGCTGGATGCCAGTGACAAGCTTAACAGCGCGACACAGGCTAGTATCAAGTTCGAGCAGCAGATTGCTGACCTCAAATCTAAAACGCAGCTCACCGCTGACCAGAAGTCGATTCTTTCCCGTTCAGATGAAATCCTCCAGGCGTATAAGCAGCAGGAGGCACTGCAAAATTCCGTAAAAACCCTGGACGATTACCGGAAGATGCAGGAACAGGTAAAGACGAAGGATGAGCGGACCAACGATCTGCTTAAAACCCGTCTTGAACTGCTGGGGAAGGCCAAAGCAACGGGGCAACTTAAACCCGGTGAATATGAAAAAACGCGGGCAGATATTTATCAAAACACCGATATGCAACTGCCCTCGACGGTTCGTAATGTTGTAGGAAACCTGACACCCACAGGAGGGCGACTCTCTGGAACTTTTGAGGGGATGCAGGGGCAAATCAACGAATATGACCAGGCGCAGCAAGAGCTCCAGCGCTGGCTGGCAGCTCAGGAGGAAGCTTATGCGAAGGCCGGTGAAATAACTGCCGAGGGTGAGGCCAGAATGACCTCTATTCGTCAGCGTGCAGCGGATGCAAATCAGGTCATAGAGGCTCAGAAAAACACCATCATATCTGCGGCCACGCAGTCCTTGTTTGATAGCACCGCTGAAATCATGCGAACGGGGTTTGGTGAGCAATCGGCAATCTACAAGGTCGCTTTTGCTGCGAGCAAGGCATTCGCTATCGCGGACTCAATGGTGAAAATCCAGCAGGCTATAGCAAGCGGTGCAGTTAGCGCGCCTTATCCGGCCAACATCATCGCTATGGCCTCAATCGCTGCGCAGACCGCCAGTATCGTCTCAAATATCCAGGCTGTTTCAGGAGTTGGCTTCGCCTCCGGCGGTTACACAGGCCCCGGTGGTAAGTTTCAGCCAGCGGGTATTGTTCACAAAGGTGAGTACGTCTTCGACCAGGCTTCAACGAACCGGATCGGCGTGTCTCAGCTTGAGGCACTTCGAAATGGCCAACCGCTTGATGCAACTCTGGGGCGTACAGGGTTTGGTACTGGTGTTCAGAACGTTAACAGCGATAACCGTAGGCAAACAACTGTACACGCGCCGATTAATCAGGAGTTTCATCTCCAGGGTATTACTCCGGAGCAGTTGAGCGCTACACTCAATCAGAATAATCGACAGCTTTCCAGGCAGTTAAAAGGTGAACTCACAAAGGAGGTTACCATGCCACAAGGGGCTTTTGGCAACGCTCTAAAAGGAAACTATACACGACACGGTCCTAGGTAAGCTAAACTGCATTAGCTGAGACTTGATTAGGTAGGTAAGTCTAACAATCTGAGTAGGTGCAAAAAAACACAAGGATCTTATTAATGGAAGCGTTGTTAACATTTACATTTAAAGACTTTATAGCTTTTATGATTCCTCTTTTTATTGGCGGGCTTATCTTCAATAGGAGACGTAAACGTAAGGAGGTCCGAGTGAAGTTTTCATTTCTTTGGCTTGTTTTGATAGTTGGTGGAATTCTTGAAATATGTGATGAGATTTACACAACTTATTCCTATAGGCATAATCACTTATATAATAATGATACGCTTACAACCGTGTTTAACTATGATTTTGCAAAAATTGTTTTTTGTGGAGTTTTGATCTTTGTTTCTATTGCGCTTCTTCTTCAGGAGTTGCTTTTAAACAAGCAGTCACATTGACGTATATTTCCTGTCGGCACATCGCCCTTTTTTATTTTGATATGGGGCTGTGCCGAAACAATGTAAGCTCACATTAAAGTCAATAAAATTAATATATTGATAATGCTGTTTTTTCTGATTTCTTTTAGCTCTTAAGATGAGTTGATAAATATATCTCCTTGTGTGTTTGTGTCGATTTAATAAGATTTTTATCTTCGTTAATCTGAACCAAAAAATCAGAGATTTCTTCGATTCCATCGTGCTTTATTCTGAAATGAATATCCTCCTGAGGTTAATGGTGAAATTTTATTCGAGATACTTTACCGGGAGACTGCATGACTGATATCTACTACCCGCATGACAGTCTTCCGATGCCATTACAGGAAGGATACGGATTCCAGCCTGTAAGCCCGTTAAAACGTACCCAGTTAATCACCGGCCGCGCGCGGCAAAGGCGAGCTTACACGTCCACGCCGACGCAGGCCAGAGTGTCATGGTTTATGGAGACTGACGGTCAGGCTCAGCTGTTTGAAGCCTGGTATAGGGAAAAAATAACGGATGGCGCTGACTGGTTTTATATGAAGCTACAAACCCCGCTGGGGGTGGAGTTTTATAAATGTCGGTTCACTGATATCTATGAGGGGCCAACACTGGTGGCGCCGATTTACTGGAAGTTCACAGCGACACTCGAACTCTGGAAACGACCTGTGCTGCCTGATGGATGGGCCGAGTTCCCTGACTTCATTGTGAACAGCGATATTCTTGATCTTGCAGTTAACAGGAAGTGGCCAAAGGCTTGATTAAAACCGTTTCACCTTCATAATAACCTGTGTCGATTTGTGGGAAAGTCCTTCATGCCGCTCCGTAGCCGGAGCGTGAAATAAAGCGCGGAATAGCGATCCTGCCGGTGAGGGTACACCCACATTCGACACCAATTTTTAAGGTCACCTTCGGGTGGCCTTTTTATTGGGTAAAAATCATGACAATACTCAACCGCCTCTACGCCAGCAGCGGGCCGGAGGTGATCATTGAGACGCTGCAGATCACCATTGGATCTGACGTCCATTATCTGTGCCAGGGCTACGAGGGTATTACGGCAACGACGGAGAACGGCGATACCGTAACGTTTACCGCCTGTGCGATAGACATTGCTCTGCCGGCGCGCAATGCGGACGGCACGCAGGACCTCAAATTTGCCCTGTGCAATATCGATGGTGTTGTGTCCACGGCGATCCGCTATGCGCTGGCTAACCGTCTGTCTGCATTGCTGACGTACCGGCGTTATATCTCCACGGATTTAGCGGCCCCTGCGGAAGTGCCGTATACGCTGAAAATCAAGTCTGGTTACTGGACGGCGACAGAGGCGCAGATTACCGCGGGTTATATGAATATCCTTGATACAGCCTGGCCACGTTACCGCTACACGCTACCTGTATTCCCCGGACTGCGTTATATCAGCTAAGGAATCCCAATGTTTAACCCTGATAAATACCGTTCAGTCACCTGGCTGAAGGGCGGGCGCGTATACCCGCAGCTCGACTGCTTCGGCATTGTGAACGAGATACGCCGCGACCTGAATTTACCCGTCTGGCCCGATTTTGCAGGGGTCACCAAAGACGACGGCGGCCTCGACCGGGAAGCGCGCCGGATGATGCTTACCCTTGAGCGCTGCGAACCCTGCGAAGGGGCCGGGGTGGCCTGTTATTCCGGGTCGACTGTCACCCACGTAGGGATCGTGGTCAGTATCGATGGTCTGCTGCATGTGGCGGAATGCAATCCGGGAACGAACGTCACCTTTCTGCCGTTGCCGCGGTTTAAGCGGCGATTTGTCAAAGTGGAGTTCTGGCAATGACCATTCGTTTTTACCCGTCCCGGCTTCCCGGTGAACCACTCGAAACGCATGAGCATGGTGTAACCAGTATTCGCAGCTGGCTGGTGGCAAATGTTGAAGGCTACGAGGATCGGGATGTCCCACCGCTGACCGTTGAGGTTGAGGGGCTGTTAATTCCGCCAGGCGAGTGGGCTAAGTGTGTGATTCGCCCTGATAGTGATGTCAGGCTTTATCCGGTTCCCTTCGGGCTGGAGGCCGCCACAATCGCGTGGATCGGCGTCGGTATCTCCGTTGCCGCTGCAGCCTATTCGTACTTTATGATGAGCAACATCGATACGGGCGGCTATACCTCATCCACAGGGCGGAGTCTCGACCTGAACCCGGCAAAGGCGAATACCGCAAAACTCGGTGATGCCATTCGTGAGGTATTTGGCCGGGTGCGTATCTACCCTGATTATGTGGTGCAGCCGGTTACCCGGTTTGATGCCGCCGATCCTACGAAAATGCGCGTCCAGATGCTGCTGTGTCTCGGTGTCGGTGATCTGATTTATACCAATGGCGATATCAGGGTTGGCAGTACGCCAGCTTCAACGCTACCGGGATTCAGCAGCACCCATTACCCGCCAGGCGCGGACGTTTCCGGTGATGAGCGCAGCGAAAACTGGGTCAACTCCACCGAAGTTGGCGGGACGTCATCCGGCACCGGGCTGGATATGGCCCAGACGTCGCCGGATGCCGACGATATTATCGCAGACAGCATGACCGTCTCCGGATCGAGCGTGACGTTTACGGGGCTGGATACGGATGATGATGACGATAATGACGAGAACGATAACGCACTGCCGCCCAGCTGGGTCGCTGGCGCCGTGGTCGAACTTAAAGCCCCGGCGAACTACCAGATCACTTCGGCGGCTGGATACAGTGTTATCGCCAGCCCGCTGCTGACGGAGATCGCGCCGGTAGTAGGTATGCCGGTGACGCTGGGGTTTAACTCTGTCGATTACGATCTGTTTATCGCGTCATATACCCCCGGTCAGGCTGCAGTGCCCGGCGCCGGGGGGAGTGCGGCAAAACTCCAGGCCAGTGCGGCCCCGACCACCTACGACTTTTCGACCAGCTCCAGCACGTTCACGATCACCTGGCAGGGGGTTACCTACCCGGTGTCGCTGGTAGCGAACTACATCTCGATGTCGGGACTGCTGGCAGCTATCACCGAGGGGCTCACTGGCTCCGGCCTGGTCGCACGGGACAACGGCGGTACCGTACTGATAACCGAGGCGGCCAGCCCGTTCGTTGGTGGGGCAATCACATCCTCCTCGCTTCCTGCAGCCGTTTTCGGTGATGCCCCGGTTTACACCTCCGGCACGGCATCAACCGGCGGCAGCCCGGCGGTAACGGCAAACGTGACGCTCGCCTATACCAGCGCTACGGGAACCGCATTCTCGGGCATGCCTGAAGGTGTGCAACGGCTCTCACTTGCTCACCGCGGCAACGAATACCAGATCGTCTCGTCCGACGGAACAACGGCGACAGTGGCGCGCCTGGTTAACGGTGCCGTTGATGAGTTATGGCCGGGATTCACCGCCCGGACGATGATCGACTATGAGGCCACTGGTCTTAACGACACGCTGAGCTGGCTGGGGCCGTTCCTGGTTTGCCCTGAAAATGAGACCGTCGATATGTTCGAGGTGAATTTCTCTTTCCCGAACGGTATTTGCGGCTTTGACAGTAAGGGCAAAAAACGGATTCGCCACGTTGAGTGGGAGATACAGTATCGCGTCTACGGTTCCGGATCGGGGTGGGTGAGTCACCAGGGAGAGTACGCGCTTAAAAACATCAACGGGTTAGGTTTCACTGAGCGGATCACCCTCAGTTCTCCGGGACTGGTAGAGGTTCGCTGCCGTCGGCGCAATGAGCAGGGCTCAAACAACGCCAGGGATTCGATGTACTGGCAGGCACTGCGCGGGCGACTGCTGACGCGTCCTTCATCCTATCCCGATGTGTCGCTGATGGCGGTGACCGTTGAGACGGGGGGCAAATTGGCGGCTCAGTCGGACCGCCGCGTAAACGTTGTGGCCACGCGGGCCTATGACTCAGGAACGGCCAGAACCATTTCTGGGGCGCTGCTGCATGTCGGGAACTCGCTGGGGCTGGAGATGGACGTCGACACCATCAACGCGCTGGAATCCGCGTACTGGACGCCACGGGGCGAAAATTTCGATTTCGCCACGGGCGACAGTATCTCAGCGCTGGAAATGCTGCAGAAGATAGCCAACGCCGGGAAGTCACGTTTTCTGCTGAGTGATGGCCTGGCGACGGTCAACCGTGAGGGGATTAAGCCCTGGACCGGCGTGATCACTCCGCATGAGATGGTGGAAGAGCTGCAGAGCGGATTTACCGTACCGTCCGACGATGATTTTGATGGTGTCGACGTGACGTACATCAACGGCGTCACCTGGGCGGAGGAGACTGTTAAATGTCGGACACCCGATAATCCCACACCGGTGAAAATCGAGAACTACAAACTCGATGGGGTACTTTCTCAGGATCACGCCTACCAGATCGGCATGCGCCGCCTGATGAAATACCTGCAGCAGCGGGTGACGTTCCAGACCACCACCGAGCTGGACGCGCTGTGCTACAACACAGGCGATCGCATCGTGCTCACGGATGATATTCCGGGGAACAACACGATTTCCTGTCTGGTGGAGGCGATGACAACGGCTGGTGGCGTGACAACCTTCACCGTTACGGAGCCGCTGGACTGGTCTTTCGAAAACCCCCGTGCGCTGATCCGCTATCAGGATGGTTCTGCATCCGGTCTGATGGTGGCGAGCAGAGTGGGGGATTATCAGTTGTCCGTTCCCCATCTGAGTGATTTTGATGACCCATTGAAGATTGACCAGACTTCACCAGCCATTGAGCCAGTCCGACTGGTGTTCTGCGGCTCAACGCGTCATGTCTATGACGCCATTGTTGAGGAGATTGCCCCACAATCAGACGGGACGTGTCAGGTTACCGCCAAAGAGTACCGCGCGTCCTTCTACGACTACGACAACGCCAGTTATCCCGGCGACATTGCATAAAACAGAAATAACTCTCAACAACCCGCTTCGGCGGGTTTTTTTGTTATAGGGCGACTATGAGCACATATAAAACGAAAAATCCTTTAGGTTCCGCCGCCGTAAAGGACCTGTACGATAACGCTGAAAACGTGGATAAATTCGTTAACGACAGGACAAAAGAGGAGTTAGAGGACCGGTTAGGTGTGCTTCGCAAAACCTGGCACGGCATGGAGATGATCTTCAGCCGCTTTATCGACTATATCACTGGTCGCGGCGAGCAGGCAGTTGCAGCTATCGGCTGGCAGGAGCTTGGCAACTGGGCTGTTGGTCTGGCTGTAGATAATCGCCAGCAAATCGTCTACTACAATGGCTCCTGGTACAAATACCTTGGTGAGCTTGAGCACGTCATTGCCGGAGATTCTCCTGAAAACGATGGCGGTGTATGGTCGGCTGCAAACCCCACAGGGAAATGGTCGAACATCGGTGACGCGGCTCTTCGCTCAAACCTGGGTTCAAGCGAACCTGGATTTGGAGCGGATATGTCTATGACGACAATTGGTAAAACAGTCGGAGATATCGTCAGGTCGCCATTTATCATTGCTGGCAGGGTAAACATCAAAAACCCGTACTGGAATGCTCCGAGCGACGGTGCTGAAGACCCGGAGGCCGCCGCAGCAAACGTTGCTGCGATTAACAGGATGTTGAATTCTGGCGCCAAAACCGTCGAGCTGGATGATAAAGCCAGGCAGGTTAATTCGCCGCTAATTTATCAGGGAAGCGTCGGTATTTATGGCTCAGGCAGGGAGACCACTTCCCTGATTTGAATGGGGGGTGATCTGCCTGCCCTCGCCCGTCCGGATTATACGAACAAAGAGGCTAAAGGGTTTCCCAATGTCAGGGTCAGACACCTGAAAATAGTGGATCAGGCGCCTGTGAGAAATAGTTATTACACAATTGACCTGTTCAACGGCAACAGTAGTGGACTTGACGACTGCTGGATCGATTGTCCCGGTCGTTACGACGCGGATAACAATCAAATTATCACCTCTGACCGCTATGGTGTTGCTCTGGGAATTGCAAGAAACAGCACGCTTAAAGGAGATAATGGCTTTGTTTTTCATATGCGTGATTCACGGATCACAAACGGCACGTTAATGGCGAATGGTACTGACGGATATATCCGGGGCTGTGAGCTGTGGGGGTCATTCCGGGAACGGGCTGTGGAGATTAGCGGCGGATGCACTATTGATGGCGGGACACAAATCGTGCCGGGGCATGAGGCAGGGATATTTTTATTTAATGATAAAGGCTATGACATCGATACGCTAAAAATCATAGGCGTGTACTTTGACGGCTCCACTAATGTGGATTTATTCACCGGATGGGGGATTCTGTCAGCCGCAGGAATTGGTCTGGTCAATGCAAAAATAGTCGGCTGCGATTTCTGGCACATGAATAAAGGCGGTATTTATACGGCTAAATTATATTCCTCCACCATCGAATCAAACAACTTTACGGACTGTGATTCTGACGATACCGGGGAGGATGATATTTACTGTGATGATGTCTATGGCTCTTCAATAGTTAATGTCCACGCCCGCGGTCTTGCTCCAAAACACAACAATGCAACCAGGGTGAATCTCGGCAGGAACTATTCCATTACGGCGAAAGCAGGGTATCCACTGAGCGTGCTGGGTGGGCAGGTGAGCTTCAACACAACCTATGCCCGCAGCCGTGTGACAAACCCGACCTATGCACGACAGGCCGGCGGAGCATTCGCCTCATCCTTTCCGTATGGTGCACTTCCTGATGCAGCTGCACGCTACGGTGAGTTTATTGTGGTAAACGGGAAACCGTATGCATCGGATGGTGCATCGTGGCGTGATATGTCGGGCGATACACTCGCTATGGAAACGGCGACTGACCTGCATGCACTGACAGTCAGCCAGCGATACTACACATCCGATATTACGATGCATAGCAATATACCCGCAGGCCTGACTGGTGCGGCGCAGATTGAGGTCGGATACATATCTGCAGGGTACAGGGTCATTACGGTAATTTCGCTGAAAGCCTCAGGCGGTATTTATAAACAGCTCTTAACCGGGGGAACAACACCAACATGGGGCTTATGGTTAAAAATTGCATAAAGGGAGAGTGATTTATGAGTTTTACCGTCTCTAAAAAAATCCGTAAATGCGGCTACTACCCTGATTTAGGTATTCAGGAGCCAGCAGAGGACATTACTGTCGATGTGACGTACGAAGTGACCGGGATAAAAAGTGTTTACGGGCAACTGGGTATTGCCACCTACAGTATGTCCACTCCAGGGTGTTCCGTAGCGGGCGAAAGGGATTTTGAATTTGGGTGGGCTGGTAACGGAAATCCTCTTGAGGCCGCAGAGGCAGCCTTGAAAAACGATTTATTGTAATTAATTATCCCGCCAGTAATGGCGGGATATTCATTTAACTTGCATTACCGAGTCATAAAATCCAGCAACTCCCACCTCATTGCCATCCCGCACCCCTTTCAGTGTGTAATTTTCACCATCATCTGTTTTGGTCAGGACGGGCGCAGACGCCACGGTTATTTCCACTCCCGGAACGGGGACGATAATATCCCCGACCTCCAGTTCAATAAATCTTTTAGTTGTCATATCAACCTCAATGCGCCGGGCGCAGACGTTCAAACGAAATATTTACGCGACGCGTTCCAGCCGGTGGCGCACTGCCAAACGTGATGCCGAAATACGATGTTCCCTTTACGTTGTCCAGATATCTGACAGTCGTTAGCCAGTCAGGTACGACAGAGACAATACGGTAATTTGCATCAGTAACCTCCTGCGGAAGAGACAGGGTAAACTCGACGGTAGAGCCATCGCCAGCCAGGTTGTATGCCTGAGTGCGTGACGTGATATATCCAATGTTATTACCAATTATTGGGTCACCTAATGTTGCTGACCCGTAATAAATTTTCCCGTCCCCGGCATTATCTAGAAATGTATTGCTCATAAACTGTAGAGACCCGATAACACCCGCATCACCCAGCGCGAGGTCATACCCTGCATTATTCAGGAACGTCACACCCTGAATATCCGGGTTAGTACAGGCTGGCAGACCGGTCAGGTCAGACTGAATATGAATGCCATGCCCGGTGCTCTGTTTCGTCAGCCCGTCATGGTTATCGAGATATGCGCGTTTAACCGAGTTAATAATTTGACCACCACGAATTTTAAAAACGGTAAATCCCGAGCAGTACACGCCGCTTCCGCAGCCGTCTCCGGTTAAATTATCCAGTAACACATTAGTCGCTGCCCCCATAGAGCCAACCGCAGAACGTCTGCAATTGATGGATACCTGGTTGATAATTTTGCACAGGTTGAGGTTATTTTCACCGACATAAGCGCCATCAAGGCAGTTAACCGATGTTCCGTTTTTAAACTGGGTGTCATAACATCCGTTCATATCTGCGCCATTATCGCCACAGTCCTCGCAGTAATAGTCCTCCACAACATGGTGAGCACATTTGCTGTTCGCGATACCAATATATCCGGCGCGGTATACCCGATCTCCGACAGATTTTCCCCTCACCGTTTTCCCGAGAGTGTCGGCGCGGAACTTGATTCCGTTAGCGCCCACATCAGTGACCAGGTTGCGATCTGAGTACGGTTCAATGCAATTTGTAAAATAAATACCACAGGCAGTTTCAACATAGCCGCCAGTAATGTCGTGAACTGTTGACCGAATGCATGCAGGTCTTGTGCAGTTCGAAAAATACGCCCCGAACCCTTTAAAATTCCCGACGTCCACACCCTCCAGCCTGGGACTGGTTACACCTTCAGCCCAGAAGCCGTAATTTATCCCTCCCTGCAGCGCCTCCTGGCCGATAAGCTTCCCCGTCCCATCGGACCTAATCAGAATATTATCGCTACCGGCAATCAGCATTTTCAGACCAGAACCAGGAAGCTGAGAGATGCTGATTCCGGGCATAATCTCCATTGTTAAATCACCTGGCAGGGTAACGGATGAAATCAGACAATCCACATCAACCAGGAATAGTTTTTTGGATAATGCAGCGAAATTTGCAGCCGTACTGAATTCTGTTGTTACGTCAGCACCTGCAGTGATTTTGTAGTTAGACAGTCTTACAGGGGAATTACGGATGTATTCCCCTACGGAAATACCGTATTTCGTGAAGACCAAATCATCGCCCATACCGGGTTCGCTTGAACCCAGGTTTACGCGAACAATACCGGCAATTTACAATCAGCCTTTTCAAAGGGTTGCATAATGCTGATTGGCTACGCGCGGGTGTCTACCGGCGATCAAAACCTCGATTTGCAGAAAAACGCGCTGGTTCGCGCAGAATGTGAGCAGATTTTCGAAGACACAGCGAGCGGGAAAAATGCCAGACGCCAAGGGCTGAGGCGTGCTATTCGTCGTTTAAAACCAGGTGATTCTCTCGTGGTCTGGAAGCTGGATCGCCTTGGGCGTAGTGTTCGTGACCTCATAAGTCTGGTCTCAGAGCTGCAGGATAAAGGGATTCACTTTCGTAGCCTTACAGACAGCATTGATACCAGCACGCCAGCAGGCCGGTTTTTCTTCCACGTCATGAGCGCCCTGGCGGAAATGGAGCGCGAGTTAATAGTGGAGCGTACCCGAGCGGGTTTAGCCGCTGCGAGGGAGCAGGGGAGAGTCGGTGGCCGTCGCCGGGTAATGACTGAAGATGTGGTGGAGCAGTGCCGCAGAATGCTGGAGAACGGCGCTACCCGGCAGCAGGTGGCTGATGTGACAGGCGTGGACGTGAAAACAATCTACAAGTACCTCCCGGCGACTTGAAGACAAAGATTTCACTACTTTTCCTGATATGTTACGTTTGGCTTAATCAATTCATTCAGCCTTGAAAACAGTTTGGTTTGTTCGTGAACGGTAAGAAAACAATAAGTTTTGAGCAATTTTTAACTATTAACAGCAATCTTGTTTCCATCTCAGATACATGGGCTGACTTGTGGGCGTTAATTTTTCACACGGGTTTAAGCGCTGGAAGGCTGCTGAGTATTCGATATGATGATATTGATGGTGACTTGATACTGATACGAAAACAGGGTCACCTGAAGGAGCTACGTGTTAAATCAACCCCTCCAGTGGAGGCGATGATTGCTCGTAGAAGAGAACGCTATCCAGAAGATGTTTATTTATTTCAGAGTCATTCTAACCGTGTGAAGTACCATCGCCGGCCGGTCACTATAATTGCTTTCAACGCCGCTTTACGTCGCGCCGCTAGATCATTACCAGACGTTAACGTAAGCAGTAGTAGCGCGAGAAACATACCGGACTAAGCGCCTGTCCAGTAGCGTGTGGCCGATGCGACAGGCGTGGGAGTGAAGACGATTTACAAATTTTTGCCAGTACAATACGGCGATAAAAAATCCCCTTGAGCAGGCACACTCAAGGGGAAAATACTACATAACATCATTGCTGTGTGCGTCTTTGCGCTCATCTATCTTCCAAGAAGATGCCTAAAGCTTCCAGATATTTCTGGTCTGAGCAGTTAAAACATTGGGTCGGTAGCCGATGTAATAGGAGGGGGTGAAGACGATTTATAAATATTTTCCAGCCGGTTAAGTTTGCTCACCTGCGAACCGTATGCAAGAGATCGCAGGTGAGCAATTTGCTATGAAGGCATTGCCATAGCTGAAAAATTTTAACCTCGCATTGTTCGCAAAACCATCAAACAGCTAAGGCCTGAAAACACTTTCAGACTAACCTTACTCGTTACATCAATGTGTTACGTCAATGGTGTAAATTGATAGCTAAAATCTATATTGATATGTCGCCCCGCTAAAACTACTGTATATAAAAACAGTATAAATGTGAGCGAGTCTATCATGCAGTTCTACACGCCCGTTGAGTTACGCCAGATCATGCTGCTCCCGTTGTACAGCGACCTTGTGCAGTGCGGCTTTCCTAGTCCAGCGCAGGATTATGTTGAGCAACGCATCGATCTGAACGAGTTGCTCGTTAACCACCCCAGTGCGACGTATTTTGTCAAAGCCGCTGGCGACAGCATGAAAGACGCCGGCATAGGGGAAGGGGATCTTCTGGTTGTGGATAGCTCAAGGACAGCAGTTCATGGCGATATCGTTATTGCTGCTGTGGATGGGGAATTTACCGTTAAGAAGCTGCAACTGCATCCGAGGGTTCAACTTAACCCAATGAACTCTGCATATTCGCCGATAGTCGTGGGTAGCGAGGATACTCTCGATGTGTTCGGGGTTGTAACTTACATCATCAAATCGGCTGGCTGAGATGTTTGCACTTTGCGATGTGAACTCATTTTACGCATCGTGCGAGACCGTATTTCGTCCTGACCTGAAAGGGCGGCCGGTGGTCGTCCTGTCAAACAACGACGGCTGCGTGATCGCCCGTTCGCAAGAGGCGAAGCCCTTCGTCAAAATGGGTGAGCCTTATTTCAAGCAAAAAGACATATTTCGCCGGCACGGTATTATCGCGTTTAGCAGCAACTATGAGCTTTATGCCGATATGTCCAACCGAGTGATGACAACGCTGGAGGAACTCTCTCCACGCTGCGAAATTTACAGTATTGATGAGGCATTTTGCGATCTTACTGGTGTTCGTAACTGTCGCGATCTTACCGATTTTGGCAGGGAAATTCGCGAGACGGTTCTGCGCAGGACGCACCTCACGGTCGGCGTCGGCATAGCCCAGACTAAAACCCTGGCAAAGCTGGCCAATCACGCTGCGAAACAGTGGCAGCGACAGACCGGAGGAGTGGTGGATCTGTCTAATCTTGAAAGGCAGAGGAAGTTGATGGCTTTGCTTCCTGTGGATGAGGTCTGGGGTGTCGGGCGCCGCATCAGTAAAAAACTGGAGGCAATGGGCATTAAAACGGTTCTTCAACTGGCGGATACCGATATTCGTTTTATCCGGAAGCATTTTAATGTTGTTCTGGAGCGAACCGTGCGGGAGCTGCGTGGCGAACCATGCCTAGGGCTGGAGGAGTTCGCACCGGTAAAGCAGGAAATCGTTTGCAGCCGTTCGTTCGGCGGTCGTATCACGGAATACCATGAGATGAGGCAGGCAATATGCAGCTACGCCTCACGTGCAGCGGAGAAACTCCGTGGAGAGCACCAGTATTGCAGATTTATCTCCGCATTTGTCAAAACCAGCCCCTTTGCGCTGAACGAGCCGTACTATGGGAACAGTGCATCGGTAAAGCTGCTATCGCCAACCCAGGACAGCAGGGACATAATTACCGCGGCGACGAAATGCCTCGATGCAATCTGGCGAGACGGGCATCGCTATCAGAAAGCAGGCGTTATGCTTGGGGATTTCTACAGCCAGGGCGTAGCGCAGCTCAACCTCTTCGACGACAACGCACCACGGAAGAATAGCGAGAAACTGATGGAAGTTCTCGACCATCTCAATGCGAAAGGCGGAAGAGGAACTCTGTATTTTGCAGGGCAGGGAATCCAGACCGCATGGCAGATGAAGCGTGAAATGCTTTCTCCGCGGTACACGACTAGGTACCGCGATTTACTCCAGGTCAGATGACTGTTAGTTCCTTAACCTTACGAATGTGTTCTAATATCATCCTACTGAAAGAGTCCGCTTAGAGCGAAGAGTAGACATCCGTGTTTGTTTTAAACATCAATAAATGTTTATTTTACTGGTGCTAGTAACCATTTTAAAAGGGAGTTGATATGGAGTCGGTACAAGCAGGTATACTTCCTGCCAATGAAGAGCTAACCCATGAGCTAATCTATTCTGAGGCAATCGCGGATGCCATGATTTCCATTGCTGCGAAGTTTAGTAGCCAATTGCCGGTTGATGAAATTAAATTGGGTCATATCTATTATGAAGACTCATATGAGGCTAGTAGGAGTTGGCGTCTGCCAGAAAAACGGCAGTACATTGACTTCAACTGGAACCAAGAAAGACGTAATCAGACCAAACGCATTGATGTGAGTATTCGATGCCGCGATTTTCTTTGTGGGTTGATGCTTGGTAGACGTTCTAAAAATCGACTTTGTATAACCCTTCGTTACCTCGAAGGAAATCCACATAACCATCCTTTGAAAGGTTTTGTCATGCCGATTGCGCTCATCATTTCAGAGAGTTTCGCTGATGCATATGGTATCAGACAGGTCAATATAAGTCGGCCGGATAAGAAGCTCATTGAAAGATATGCATCTTTTGGCTATTCCCTGAACGCCGCAGACAAAGCTCGAGTGAAGCGGAACAATTCGCCCCGCGCTAAGCTCTTGACAAAGCTGCTCTGATAGTTTGCATTGAGTGTTTTATGAACTGTTATGATAAAATAATTATTAGAACAATATTAGGAGGGGGGATATGAGGCCAGCTAAGCAAGCAATAGTGAAACAGGGGAAATCGACAACTGCCCACAAACGCGTGCAGCAGATGCTCAAAACAGAAATTGTCCGCTCTGATTATCAGGACGTGCTGAATTTTGCTGTACGATTTAATACTCGCAGATGTCGTAACAACGGACAAATCCTCACAGATAGTTTACTGAAAACGATAGAGAAAGCATCCAGAGACTATGTTCTTGCAGGTCAAGCGAAGAACATGTCCCCAAGAGAAATTAAGCGTAAAATTGTTGCTTCTGGCCGCAGGAGTCGCAATTACACTGCATGGACATCTGATGTAGATTTAGAAGGAAAGCATAGTTTGATGGCGGGAGTGAAAGGCAGAGTAAAAGCCTGA